AGTGCCCCTGCGGGTGTACTCGCCAGATGGTCGATTCGGAGCTGGTCGAAAAACTTCAAGCCATCCGGGACAAGCTGGGCAAGGCCATCAAGGTGACCAGCGGATACCGCTGCCTCTCGCATAATGCGGCAGTCGGCGGCAGCTCTGGCAGCAAGCACCGCTATGGTATGGCTGCGGATTGGCGGCTTGTAGACCGCAGCATCAATCCTGTGGCCTTAGGCATCATCGCTACCCAGTATTTCAAGGCGGTGGGCATCTACTGGTATGACGGCTGCGCCATCGTACACACCGATACCCGCGATGCAAAGGCAACGTGGCTGTGCGATGCCCCGCGGCACTACCCCAGCACCACCTACCAGAAGTTCATTCTGCCGACCATCCGCCGGGGCTGCACCGGGGATGCAAACCGTGCAGCCACGAAGATGCTCCAGCGGTTGCTGGGGCTGACCCCGGACGGCATTTTTGGAGAAAAAACCGAAAACGCCCTGCTGAAAGTGCAGGAGAAGCACAAGCTGGCCGTGGATGGTATCTGCGGTCCTGCCAGTTGGCGGGCAATTTCTGGGGCCAACAAGTATCTGTGACATAGGAGGAAACCATCATGGAAGCTATTCTGAGTTTTATTCCCGTGCCTGTCGCTGTCATTCTGATGGCGGCGGGTTTTGTTTCGCTGGCAGTCGGCGGTATCCGGCTGGGCTACAAGGCTACTGTTAAGAATCTGGCGCTGGATCTGGTGAACCGGGCTGAAAAGTCCATTATGGGTTCGGGGCAGGGGGCGAAGAAGAAAAAGCAGGTCTTCGCCGCCCTCCGCGCCAAATGCCCGGCCATCATCCAGTGGGCAATCACGGATGAAGTGCTGGATGCGGTCATTGAGCGCGCTTTTGACGCTATGACTGCGGCGCTGAGTACCAAAAAGGCTTGACAGATACATAAACGCCAGCTAAAATAGAACCACTTGAAAAGCTAGGGCTTTTGTAGAGAGCGGCATATCTTGAAAAAGATGTTCCACTCTTGATTTTTACATTTCGCAGCCCCGGCGGCATACAAAATCCCCCTGCGTTGACTTCATCGGCCAGCGCAGGGGGATTTTTTGTTTAATTGTATTTTTCAATGAGCTGTTTCACGGCGGCTTGAGCCTGCGGGGTGTCGGGCCGGTGTTCCCAGCCGCGTTCATAGCAGGCAGCTTCCTTGCACATGCTGGAAGTCGGATCGCCAACATACTCGGCAAGCCAGAGCTTTGAAATTCGGCCGTTGTCAATGCCGAAAACGCTTCCTTGCTCATAAACTTTTGCTTCCCAGCGGAACGTGTGCCCATCAATGGTTATATATCCTTGCTTCCACATTGCTTATACCTCATTATCCTGCGGTGCGATCGCGGCCACGCCCATCCAGATCAGCCAGTGCTTGCCATCAGAGCTGCGTTTCCACTCACCGCCGAGCGTTTCAAATGCGGCAATCATGCCGTAGTAGCTGATTTCCGGCTCAATCGGGAGCCGCTCCCCATCATCGTTGTACTCGACTTGACCGACGGCAATGTCATCTTTGATGGAGGTCTGGGCGTATGCCCATTGGTTGTCCAGCCTTTCGGCCAGACGCTTGAGGGAAGCGCGAATATCGGAAATTTTCATGGTCTACTCCTTTACCATTCATAGGAGCCGCGCCGCTGACGGGCTTCCATGCGTTCTTTTTCAATCATGGCGGCAATCCGGGACTTCTCTTTGGTACTGAACCCCCAAGCCTTTTCGCAGGGGATGGCAACAATGAAGCCGTCCTCATGGATGCCGTATTCATTGAAATCCTCGTCAACGTACCGCTTGCAGTTGTGCGGCTGGTCGTTGAAGTCGTATTCGACCTCATCAGGAATGCGGGTCAGCTTGCCCTTGATGGGAAAATTGTTCAGCTTTGCAAACTCTCGGATGGTCATGGCGCTTCTCCTTACTCAATCGCTTCTTCAATGCTGCTGGTGGCATCTTCCAGACTGCTTACCGCATCGGACAGGCTTTCACAGATTTCCTCGGTACGCTCGTACCGCTCGCCGCTCTGGAAGTTTTCAGGGATGTTGTCCCGGTATTCTTCTTCCTCGGTCTGGATTTCCTCAAGCTGCATCTGGAGGGTTTCAAGCTGGTCAACGATGGCCTGCAGGGCCTTTCTGCGCTCTCTGTTCATATATATTCTCCTTGATTTTTCATCGGTGGGTGGTTATAATTAAAAAGCGAGGGCGGCGGCTCCTACCCGCCGCCCTGCTCTTACGGATTACTTGTTATCCGTGGGGGTCTCGTTGCTCTGAATGATTCTGTTGGGTTTAATCGTGATCGTTATCCGCTCTGCAAGATCGGGATGTTCGACCAAGATTTCCAGCAGCTCTTTCAGAGCTTTTACTTTTTCATCCATCGGTCTGTTCTCCTTTCCGGTGAGCTTTCCGCTCCTCCTGACACCTATATTATACAGGATTTCCTTTATAATGTCAAGGCTTTTCTTAAAGAAAAACCTATATTTTTGAAAATATTTCTTGACAAAATACAGGAAATCATTTATACTTGCAGTGAGGTGATGAGCATGGATTTCCCAACGAAAATCAAAATGGCTGAAGCTGTTGCCAAAGTAAAAGAAGCTGAACTTGCCCGGCGGATGGACACCACCCCGCAGGCATTCAACCAGCGAATGAAAACAGGAAAGTTCAAGTATGAAGAACTGGAGCAGATGGCGCAGGCCATGGGCGCAGAACTTGTTGTGAACTTCCGCTTCCCGGATGGAACAGAGGTATGATAAAAGCCGCCAGTGTTTTTGAAGCGCTGGCGGCTTTCTTTATGCCGTGGGTAAGGACTTTACCTGAGAAGCACCAAAGAATGATGCCCGGTAGGTCTGGCCGTCACCCTTGCTGCTGTGGATAAGCACAGCCTGAAACAGGGCCTTTGCGCCATGCTCCACCATGTACCCGGCGGCTTTCCAGCCTGCCCAAGTGTTCACCGGCTCGGCTACCCCGGCGGCCTGCTGGGCTTCCTCGATGCGCTGGGCGTTGATCGGCTCGGCCTTTGCACTGTTCCATGCCCGGTGCAGGCACTCGGAAAAGGCGGCAACGCCCTTTCGATACAGCTTCCATGCCTTGCGCATGATGGCGGACAGATCAAACTTTTTCATAATGCCCTCTCTTTCTTTGGCTGAAAAGATAAAATAAAAAGCAGCAGGGGAGTGGGTTACTGACTTAGCATGCGCTCACGACTTACTGCGCTCCCGGCTCTTACTTCGCCCCTTGCCTTCCGGTCGTACTCCCTTGCTGTGATTATAGTATCTTCCTTTTTGCCTTGAAAGACAACAGCAAAACCGATATTTTATAAAGGAAATAGATGATAAAATAAACAAATATATTTATATAAAAAGCCCGGACTGTGTATCCGGGCAGGGGAGAACAACTTACTTCTTTCGGGCCTTGTTTACGGTTTTCGGGATCCGGCGCACCTCCGTGACTCGAAGTTCCTCGTTGGGTTCACGGACAATCAGCTCATCAATGCCGCAATCCAGAGCTTCACAAATCAAATCCAGATCGTCAAGACTGATTCTTTCTGCAAAGTCGTGATACAGTTCATTGATGGTTTGAGCGCGGATGCCGGTTGCACGGGCAAGTTCCGTTTGCGTCATGCGCCTTTCGCCGAGACGCGTTGACAGTAAAATCCTAATCATAAGCCAATCTCCTTTATCCAAAATTCTACCGATTTCAAATCGGCTTAGCTGGATTTTGGCAGGAAACTACTACTTTCGGCAAATTCTTCCGAAAAACGGGTAAAAATAACAAAAACACCCCGGCTCTTTCACCAAAAACATGAAAGAACCGGGGCTTACCATTATTAACGAGTTGGTATCTCGCAGTACAGAACGAACACGCTCCCGACCATTTGAATGGTTACATTGGAGCCAAGAGTTCGTACCGTACACTTAGAGTGCAGACAAAGAACATCGAAACGGCCTATACTCGGCTCTGGCAGGAGAAAGATGTAAAAGTCGGATTTGGCGGAATGCCCAAGTATCAGAATATTCTGCCCGGTGTGCCAAATGTCTGCCTGAAAGTTCCTACGGGCGGCGGCAAAACATTTTTGGCTGCAAATGCCATCGAGCCGATTTTCTCCGCACTGGGTGTGGTAAAACGCCGTGCAGTGGTTTGGCTGGTTCCGTCAGATGCTATCCTGACCCAAACCTTGGCTGCATTGCGTGACCCTGCACATCCTTACCGCCAGAAAATTGATGTTGCCTTTGGCAGCCGTGTAGAAGTGTATACCAAAGAACAGCTTTTGATGGGGCAGCACTTCAATATCTCTGCGGTCAACGAGCAGCTTTCCATCATGGTGCTGTCTTACGATTCGTTCCGTGGCAAGAAGGAGCGGCTCAAGGCCAAGCAGGAGAACAGCAGCCTTGTTGCGCTGGCAAATGCACTGGGCGAACCCGATATGCCGCTGGAAGATACCGACCCGACCGCCTTGATGCAGGTTATTAATCAGCTGCATCCGTTGGTTATCGTGGACGAAAGCCACCATGCGCGCAGTAACCCGAGCAAGCAGATGCTGCAGAACTTCAATCCCTGCTTTGTGCTGGATCTGACGGCAACGCCCACTAAGGAAAGCAATATCATCTCCATTGTGGATGCGATTCACTTGAAACGCGAGAACATGGTCAAGTTGCCTGTCATCGTGATGAACCGCAACAGCCAGCAGGATGTGCTGCATGATGCCATCGAGATGCAGCGGACACTGGAAATTCACGCAAAAGATGCCTACGAAAAGGGCGGCAGCTACATTCGCCCCATCGTGCTGTTTCAGGCGCAACCCAAGAGCACAGAAAATGCAACGACCTTTGAAAAACTGCGCCAACGCCTGATTGCAGCCAACATTCCAGCAGAGCAAATTGCCATCAAGACGGCGGAGATCAACGAGTTGAAAAATGTGGACTTGCTGTCGGAAAAGTGTTCGATTCGCTTTATCATTACAGTCAATGCCTTGAAAGAGGGTTGGGACTGCCCCTTTGCGTATATCCTTGCTTCGCTGGCGAACCGCACCAGTCAGGTGGATGTGGAGCAAATCGTGGGGCGTATTCTGCGCCTGCCCTATACCCGGAAACATTCTTCTCCGATCCTGAATACTTCGTATGTTCTGACCTCGTCTGCGGACTTCAAGCGTACGCTGGACGGCATCGTCAAGGGCTTGAATAACGCAGGCTTCACGGACCACGATTACCGTGTGCAGGAAGAAGCTGCCCCGGTCGAGCCGCTGCCCAAAGTGGAGCAGACCATCTTCCCGGCACAGCCGACAAACGAAGGAATGCCCGCGGCATCGGCGGAAGAGGAAGAGTTTTTTGATTTCGACCCGACACTGTTGGGCAGCACCTTGGCAAAGGCAAGTGTTTCTCCCTCGGTGCAGAATATTTTTGACCGCTCTGAAAAGGAACAGAACGATTTTGATGTTGCTATGCAGCAGCACCAGAATGACCCGTTGAGCGATTTGCCGCTGGAGGTGCAGGATAAAGTGGATACCTCTCATGTAAATCCGGAGTTTTTGGAGGATGTTCACACCCTCAAACTTCCGAAATTCTGCCTAAAAGTACAGCCATCGCTTTTCTCGCTGTACGACAGCGAAGAACTCTCAAAGGAAAACCTGCTCAGCAACTTTACGTTGAAGGGAAAACCCAGCGCAATCGACTTCGGCCATCTGGACGACGATTTGGCGCAGGTCGATTTGGAAGACCGCGATACCACGACACCGCGTATCTCCAAGCTGAAAGATGATTATCAGCAGTACATGAACAGGCAGTTTCCACTGCTTCCGGGCGAGGATAAACTGCGTATCTGCAAGGATATTATCCACAAGAGCCTTTGCAAGATGAACGCGGTGGATGATAATGAACTGCGACGTTATGTCGATGGTATCGTGGATAATATGAACCGCGAAGAGCTGGACGCGCTGGAACGGATGCCTGTTAACTTTGCAGCAAAAATTCGTGCATACGTCATGCAGCTTCAAGAGGAAACTGCACGAGAAAACTTCTACAAGTGGCTGGAAACGGAGAAAATCGTATGTGAACCCCGCTTTCAGTTGACGGAGTATATCACCCTCCCGGATAGCACTTCTTCAATGAGCAAGAGCCTGTACCAGACCGAGGGCAAGATGGATGGTCTGGAATATAAAATGGCTCTGGCAATGACCAACATGGACAATATCCGCTGGTGGCATCGCAACCCGGAGCGTAACAAGTTTTCGTTCTGTTTGAACGGATTCCGCAACCATTACCCGGATTTTATCGTTCGCACGACCAGTGGAAAGATTATTCTGATTGAAACCAAAGGCGACCAGCTGGAAAATGCAGAGTCCAGAGAAAAAATTCGTCTGGGTCGTGCATGGCAGGATGCCGCTGGCAAGCAGGCATACCGCTATTATATGGTGTTCCAGAACAAAGACTTGCAGATGGAGGGAGCATATCGCTTTGATGAGTTTTTGACGCTGTTGAGGGAACTGTAAACAGAACCGAGGCTGTGGCTGAGAGGTAAAATTATGGGTAAAGGTAAGAAGAAAAAGCCGATTTCTCCGAAGAAAAGTATTCAGAGCCTTCAAGAATCAAGAGATGGTGGTCAAATTGCGCTTAGAGGATATACCTACCAGTTTTTGTATGCTTGTTATTTGATGCTGACGAACCAGAATGAGAATACAATCTTTCAACTTGAAGGCATCGAAGATGTTGACCGAATTGAAAAACAAGACGGCGGCCAAATTACACATATTCAGCTCAAGTACTCCGTCAATCGGCAAAACGCAAGCTTTTTGGCTGATGTTCTGCAAAATTTTCTTGAGGCATATCTTCTTGATAAAGACAGATATTTTAAGATGGTCTATGATTTCCCAGTTGCAAATGGAAATTTGAAGAAAATTCTTGAGGGAAAATTAGATGAAGCTTCTCTTAAATATTGGAAAGAAGTGATTGAAAAAATTAAAGAGAGCCAAACATCATGGGATTGGAGCCAATATAATTTTGAAGATTTTTTGTCTAGGCTGTCGTTTGAAAACCTAAAAAAAGAAATTTTTGAAGATGAAATAGAAAAGGCACTAATTCAATACCACGATATCAGTACAGATAATCTCAAATTATATGTGAATAGCATAAAAATCCTTTGCCTTAAAAAAATGGAGAATCGCGATTTAATAACAAGAAAAGAATTGGTTTCTTGCGTTGAAGCAGTTAAGATGGACATTAGCAAAGGGGCTCAAAATCCAGCGCATAGCTGGATTAGAAAACTTAGTTTTTCAAAAAATGCAGCAGAACATGGGAATGATTTCTATGAAGGGAAAAAAGCAACTCCTGCGGATATAGCAAAAAATCTTCCGGTAGAACGTCCAATGCTAGAGGGGAAAATTATAACGTCTATACAAGAAAATATAGTGACTGTAATAAAAGCCTCCAGCGGGCAGGGAAAGACAACACTCGCATTAAGAGCAGCTTATTTGCTTCAGAATGAATATACTGCCTATCAAGTGACAGTATGCGATAATAATGAACAACTAGGCAATACAGTTCAATATTTTAACTCTCGGTTACGTCTTGGAGAGAAGCTTCTGATTTTGATTGACAACTTGGATGGCAGAGTACAAAAGTGGAATGGACTTGTGCAGCTTTTGCAAGCTGAATTACCAACTAATTATAAGGTTCTTCTTACGACAAGGGAAATTGATTGGTACAATTATAGTGGTGATTTGAGCAATATCCGCTCAATAAATATTATAGTCCCGACATTAGAAGAACAAGAAGCAAAAAATATTTTCCAAAAATTAAAAGAAACAGGAAATCTGCACCCCAGCATAACAAATTGGAAACGAGAGTGGAATCGAATTGCCGAACGGAAACTTTTAATAGAGTATGTTTATTTGCTGACTCATGGTGAGATGCTTTCTGAACGAATTACAGCTCAGATGAAAGAACTTGGGCAGTCTTCATTTGGACAGCTAAAATGTGACATTTTGCGTAAAGTATGCTTTGCTGATGTTTGTGGGGTAAAGCTTACTGTCCGAAATCTCTTTTGCAGTCAAAAAGATTATGCAGGAGCAGATTTTGGCGAACTGTTAAAAAATCTAGAGTCGGAATTTTTAATTCATCTCAACACAGATGATAATTATGTAGAAGGACTGCATCCAATCCGTTCGTGGCATATTGTAAATCAGTTACATGAATTTGTTCCCCTCGAAAACACGGCAATTTCTGTAATTAAAATGGTCGAAAAGAAGGATTATGCAGTACTATTTTCTCATATTCCCGAATTTTCGTTAAATAAGAGTGCTTTTTTCAAAGAGGTCCTAGATTTTTTGTGGGACGAAAACGATCTGTCCGGATGCCTTCGGGCAGTAAAAGGTCTTTTTTCGGGGGATGTTTTACAGTATTATCGGGATAACAAAGATTTTTTTGATGATGCAAATGCTCATTTTGGACTAGAACTTATCGCAATGGAAAAATGTCCATTTAAGATATTTGATAAATTTGGCGTTTCAGTGCAAACGCTTGATAATCTGCAAAAAATACATCCAGATAGTCTCAACGGAAAATATTTACAAAGACTTCGAGATAAAATACCTGACTGTGATTTGCCGCAAATGTTTATCTTTGGATTTTGCAGCACGCTTTACCAAAGGGCCAAGACTGTTTCTTTTGAACAAGTTACAGATCTTGAATCCTATTCCCAAATTGCAGAATGGATTTATGACATAACTTCTGAACTTAGCTTGGTGGCAGAAATACCACTAAATGAGGTATGGAAAAAGTCTGATAGGATGTCTTTGGAATGTATGGCAAGACTCATGTGTCTCTCGTTCTGTAGTAACCAAACGGCATATAGAGCATATATTTCTCAAAATATGGATGAAATTTTGACGTACTATAAGCACATGACGAAATCACATAGTGTCTACGTTGATGAAACTTCAGATGCTATCCATGTTGAGTATATACTCTCTTTAAGTGAAATTGGAAATGCGAATGAAGAAAGCGTTTCAAGAATCAAGCAACTTTGTCGGATGCTCCCGATATTCAAAAAATATTGTACAGATGCATTAAAACCAGAAGTCGAGATGCTGAAAAATTATTTTGTTCCGGATGATGCACATAAAGAAATGCCAATTGAGAACGTAGTGATAATGTTCCATCAGCATTTAACATCTTTATGGAATAAAACAATTCTTAGCAATTACGAATTTGAAATGGCGACAGACTGGATAGAATACTGGTTTAATCTTAGAAGCCATATTTGTATAATGGCAAACGATTACTGTGAGTGTCTAACCAAAGCGGAAAGTCCAAAATTAAAAGAAAGCGCAATCAGAAAGAGCATTTGTATTTATAGTGAATATCAGAAGCTCATAAATAATGAAAGAAAATATCCCGGAGAAGAAAATCCATTTGAAGAAGATGTTCCTTGTGTAAAAAAATTTCAAGGTATAAAAAGAAAATACTTTTGGTCTATAGCAAACTTTACGGGACAATTTCCCGGACTCTTAAAAAGAGATCCTAAAAATGCGAAGCTTGCAATGCTTAACATTTTGGCTGCACAGCGAGCGCTATCAGATGTTCAGCAATTCTTTGATGAAATAGTATTCGACACTCCGTTAAAAACGAAGCATTTACAATTGTGTGAGTTAGAAAAAGTGAATGTTAGCCGCCTTATGATGGGATGTTACTATTATTATGACAACCCGATGAACAAAGGTTTTAACAAGTACACAATAGATGGTTGGTATAAGGCAAGATGCACTAAAGAAAGGCAAAAAATTCAAGAAGGGCTTTCTGCCTTGACTGAATTTTATTCTGTGATTTTTCCAGAGAACAATTATTATGCCGGAATATTAAATTACTATCCTATCATAATTGGTGGATTTGATAAAAGTTCCGAAGATGCTTGGAATGCTTTGCTGATTAGCGGAATGCAAATTTTGAATTCCAAATTTGATTATTTAGAGGTGCTTTTTAAGACAAATCAGGGAGAAATAGAAAATGTCGCCTATCGCATTCCAAAACAGTTTTTGGCCTATGTGAAAAATGCTTTGGAATCTCCATCGGCAGAAGTACAAGAAAATCGGACATCTATATATCCTGTAGAGGTAACACCGCAAATGTTAGGATGCTTTTCGCAAAAATATATAGTTGAAAAAGCAGAAGATAATCTTGCAAAGTCTATAATAAGCGAGATTGGCGAGTATCTATGGGATTACTCAATGTGCCGAAAGTTGTTGGCCGGTCCTGAAGATTCAGATTATGGTATAGAGCAATTGGATTTCTACCGAATGGCTATCAACGAAAAAATGGCTCTGTTAGATTTAGATAAATCTAAATGTATAGAACCTGTTTGTTTGAAAGTCTTTTCTGGATCAGACTTTTCCAGTGAGGAATACAATAGTTTGCTAAACACATTGATTTTTAACAATGTATGATTCCTTATTGAAATTTATATTATAGACTGAATCCCAATAATAAGCCCACAGGCTGGTACTCATATCCAACCTGTGGGTTTTGCTATACTTGTCAACTGATACCAATTACTATCAGCTGTTTTTCTGATTTTCGTTCATGATTCTTCTGGCTCGTCCGCGCGTGGTATCCTCAAAGGTTTCATCCTCGCTGAATCGCAGCCAATAGGGGTCTTCCATTAGGCAGGCGTTGGTGCGTTTGACGATTTCCCAAGCATTGTAATCAGGCAGGCCCATCATTTTCAGGATTTCCTTGCAGTCCATCCGATTTTTCGGAAAAATACGCTTCTTTGCCCAAACTACCACATCGACTAATGGAACTTTGCGTTTGTCACCGATGAAAAGGTTCAGTGGGAGGTCATACTGCGGCACACCCTCATTTGCGCAAAGATACTGCCCATCTTCACTTAGGTGAGCAAGTTCTTCTTTATCCATCATCAATTTAAGGTAGGCCATTTTATCACCCCATGGCAGCTTTCAGATAGTGTAGACGGTATTTCAAGTATTGGCGAATTGCGGATGCTCGTTTTTCGCTCAGTAACCCAAGAATTGGAGAGATGGTCTGAATGATTTCCTGATACAGTTCATCCAAATCACGCACAGGAATCACCGGTTCGTCAATCAGCTTGATTTGCTGGGCATGGCGACTGCGGAATGGCTTGGCATCATCAAACTGATAGTGGAGTTTTGTATCAATCAATTCTTCGTCCATCGCCCATGCGAGTAGACTTCCGCCATTATCATAGATGGGAGGAGCATAAATCAATGGAGCATCTGTTTGACGGTTTTGAATGACAATGTCAAAATTGTTCTCGTGACGGTCAGCATTCCCGATAAAAGCATCAAATACCAGCATTTGATAAAGCCATTTTTTACCATAAAGCTTGATTGCATATTGGAATCGGTTTTCTTTCGAGGCTGTTAGGCCATGAGAAAAACAATAGGAATCAGCGACATCAGCAAAATGATAAAGTCGTTCATTATCTGTTGTAAATCTAGGACAGACACTAACTACATCACAGGAATATGTCTTGATGTCAGGAAAAAATTGGGCGGGCATCAGTGTGTATTCTACATGAGGCAGCTTTAATACCTGTGCAATCAGCGATGCCATTGCCTCCGAATATGGTTCATATCCTGCTGTTCCGGCTTCTGTAATAGAGTTTCCCTTAACCATAAAAGTCTTGCCTTCGATGCAATACCAGCCCTTTGAGAGAACTCCACGACTTGTCCGTGTTTCTTGCTTCTCAATTAGCTGAATACTTGAAGGAATTTCAATCGGGCTCATGGTATCACGCTCCTTTGCTCCATTATACCATGTTCAAACGGGTAAACAAGGTAAATCTACTTCACTTTTTAATGAATGGAACCGCACCGTAGCGACCTTGTAAATAGCCCTTGGAGATGTTCTCACCTTTCCGGGGAGAAAACTCGGTCAGGGCATAAATATCGGTCTGCATGGTCTTTTCGTTCTTCTCTGCAAACCAGATCTGATCCCGGCGCAGCAGGGTCAGGTCGAGAAGCCCTGTGTCATGTGTAGTAAAAATAAGCTGGGCGTGGTTTGTGTTGATGGCAGCATCCTGCACCATCTCGATCAGATGCCGTGTCAAGAGTGGGTGCATACTGGATTCGATCTCGTCTACGACCAGCACAGCCCCGGATTCCAGTGCGGTGAGCCACATTCCGATGCGGGAGAAGAAACGCTGTGTGCCGACCGATTCCAGCCCAAGAGGAAGCCAGAATCCCTTGGAAGTGCCCTCCCCGGAATCCAGCGTGTGCAGGGCAGAGATGATCGGTTCGTCCTTGGAGCCTGTAATGCGGATGTCCTTGATACCGAGGTCTGCATACAGCATTTCATGCAGGATACGGCTCTTTTCAGAGCCGCCCTGCCGGATGGCAGACAAGGTGGCATCCAGCCGCATTTCGGTTCCCATAAAACCTGTCAGTTTTTCAAAGAACCACAGATACGCCTTTTCAGTCTGCGGGCAGTTCCATTCGTTGGAGCTGGACAGGTAAAGCCGGTTTTCTGCGGTGCGTCCGGCAAGCGTGAACTGTTCTTGGATGTTTTCACGGAACTGATAACCATTGTTTTCTCTGGAAAAAATCAATGCTTCCCGGCCATTCGGCCAGTGATAGAGATATTCGGTCAGGACTTTGGACTTGTCAAACGAGAACCCATAGGCATACTTGATGCCGCCATAAAAATAGATGACTTCAAAACTGGTCGGCTGTATAGGCTGGTCGGTGAAAGCAAACGGCTCTTGCGGAAGGAACTCGCCTTTCAGCAACTTGGCATACCGCCCACAGACCATCTCGCGCATGAGCAGGAGTGCATGGAGGACATTGCTCTTTCCGGCTGCATTGGCGCCGTACAGCGCAAGGACAGGCACGAGCTGTTTTTTGTCGTCCGGCGAAATCAGGCAATCAGACAGACTTTTATCCGTAGATGCTTTCAAGCTGATAATAGCCGTGTCCTTGATGGAGCGGTGGTTGGTGACTGAAAATTGAAGCAGCATCGCGATTCCTCCCAGATGATTTTCTGAATCTAGTGTACTCTATTCTGGGCGGAAAGTCAAATTTTAATTTTGAAATTTGCAATTGTTCTGCAAAAATTAAGAATAAAATCTAAAATATCGGATTTTGATGCCGTTCGAATGCTATCGGAAATCATTCTGCATACACGACTTCCCTCACCACCACCTCCTCCGCCTGCGCTTTCAGCCCATTCATGTGCGCCACCCAGAGAAGCTGTGCGCGCTCTTTGCTCGGCGCGGGGTACTTGTCTAACAGAGTGGTCATCGTGCGTTCCAGCCACTTGCAGGCCGTTTTCTGGACATCCTGCAAATGCGGCCAGAGCGTACCGTTCAGCAGCATCCGGTTGTACAGCACAGGACGCTGATTCTTGAGATGGGCCAGCTGCATCCGGCCATACTTGCCCAGCGGTTCGGTATCATCGGTCTGCGGCAGGGTGAGCAAGGGCAGCTGATACTCCCCAACCTGTGCGTAATGGATCACGGTGCGGACAGTGTTCGTGTTCTTCATGGAAATTCTCCTTTGCATTTTCAACGCGTTTTGCGGTCTTTGTGGAAAACGATGCTCACTTCTTCCGGCTCTGTGCGGTCAGCCAGTTGCCCTGCGCCTGATAGTAGTGCTCTATCGTGGTGGGCGCGTTCAGGATGGTGGTACGCAGATAGGCCATGATGTTCTTGATGGGCTGGGTGGTGTTGGACATCACATCGAAGATGTACTCAACGTGCTGGCTGGTCAGCTTATCCAGCCGGAGCCGGATCGCCTTTGTGGTCTGCGCCTGTTTGCCGATGTACTGAGTCCTGAGCGGACAGCAGTACATCTCCACGATGTTATCCAGCAGTTCTTGCAGCATTTCCGGGGCGTACCGCTTGGCAAGGATGTCGATTTCCAGCTTCTCCCGGAACTCTGCCCGCACCCGTGTTGCCATCTGGTCGAAATCCTCTGTTTCGGCTGTCTGCCCTGATAGATTAGTACTTTGTCTTTTAGTATTTTGTTTATTAGTATTTTGTTGCGTTGCCTTTTCCAAATTGGGTTCAGCCAAATTTGGAAAATCCAAAAATGGTGAAGAACAAGGCTTCATGCGGCTTTTCGGACTTTTGGATGCGGACGGGTTCGACGGCCCGCCTTCCTTGCCGGGAACGGCAGGAGCGTCCTCAACAGGCGATTCATAAACCTGATAATCGTAGTCGATGATCTGCCCTTTGGCATTGCGGACTTTCTGACGG